TTTTTAATAACCCATTCCTTGTGAACCTGTAGAAGTATCATAATCATTTTTGTAAATTGGTTCCAATTCACTAAATTGAAACTCTACTTCGTAAGATGTCATAGATCCATCTTGATAAGTCATATAAGATCCATCTGGAGTATAATTTACACTCATATCAGTTAGAGCGCAAAATTTTATTTTATTTAAAAATTCATTCGGATTATTTTTGGAAATATATTCAAGTTTAAAAACATTAGGAGATGCCAAAAATAATCCATTCCCTACTTTTTCCGTAGACATTTCTCTCTTGAAAAATTTTATAATTTTTCTTATCATTTCAGACTCAGGTTTCTCTCTTGGTGTAAATCTATAACTATATCTGAAAGATCTCAATTTGGGACCATTGAATAAAAGTTCCAAGTTATTATTCAATACTGTTCCAGTTGTTCTTGCAATTAAATTGGTTCCAACTGCTTGCCCAGCAAAGTATGCTGAAATATAATTTTTTAACTCTGGATTATTTGCAATGTTTTGTCCGGTGTCGATTAACCCCTGAAAAAGTTCTTGAGCCCCCGCAACAAATTTTCCTGAACCAAAAGTGGCAATTGCACTTGCAGCAATTCCACCAAAAGCAGCTTGGAATGGATTTATTGAATCTTCGTTCCATGAAACCCCATTTGTATCTGAGATTCCTGGTTGCATTGGTAAGAAAACTGTTCCTATTACCTTTGATTTTCTTCTATTTTCTGTTGAAATTACTGAAAAATTTTGGGCGTCTGTCCTTAACCCACTTTCTAAAAATCTATATGCACTTACTTTTAGATAGTCAAAAGTCCCATCTTGTCTATTCTTTAATGGATAATACATTAAAGGATAATTTGGATCCGCAGTTGCTGTGACTGGATCACCACCATAAGGTACAGATCCATCAATAAATTGTGAGTTTATTTGTGGATCTGGTGCAGGTGCAGATCCGCCAGGAGGTGTACTGCCGGGAGGTCCGCCAGGAGGTGTACTGCCGGGTGGTGCTGCCCCTGGCGGTAGCGGTGGATTTTTTATTCCTAAAATATTATTAACTTCTATTGATGATGGACTTGATCCAATACTTCCGTCTGGATTAAAGAGAGATAATCCTCTAGTAACATGATATCTAGTTTGATCTTCTATCGTCTTTCTAAGTTTTGGATCTGAAACTATTATTTTTTGCAATGACGTATCATAGTTTTTTCCCTCTTGCGTTAAAACGGGTGCTTTTCCGGGATCTTGATATGCTACTAAAGTTCTTTCTCCACCTAATCCCAGTCGTTGATCAGCGACTAAGTATATTGCAGTTCTTTTTGTTTCTGATGTAAATTCTGTCGCAACTACTGTAGATACGTCTCTGCCAGTTGATGTCTTCCAATTAATTACATTTCCTTTATTATTGGGGCCCTTAAATACTGGCATCAGAATTCCTCTTCACTTACAAGAGGACTAGTCACCTCAATTTTTTGTAGAGTATGAGACATTGACAGGAGTTTTTATTTATTTAGTCCCATATTTTATGAGTTTCGCATAATTCAGAGATCTGAAATAATCAATTTCATATGAATAAATTAAATGCAATCTTCCCAAAACTTCTTCCCAAGTATAATTTCTCATAGTTCCCCAGTGAAAATTTAAACCTTTAAATCCCCACGATTTAACTTCCATTACTGCAACAAGAGGATGTTGATCATAATAAACTTCTTCAGTGGGCATTCCCGAATATTGTTTTGCTTTGTCTTTAATTGTTTTAGCACGATAAACAAATGTATAATAATTCCCTGGATCTGGAATTAACTCCGTTTCAGTCAGAACATTCATAATTTCTAACATCATATCTTCGGGATCACTTATGCCATCCAAAGTTTTTTTCAATAAATTAATTCTTCTATTTCTTTGTTGTTCTAATTTCTCCCTTTGTCTAGAAAGAAAAGTGCCTTCTTGTTTCTTTGCCTTGCTAACTTTTCTTGCCATTACTTGATACCAAGTTCGTCTTCTGTGATGATACGAAATCCGATCATATTATCTTTGCAAAATTCTTCAGCAGCTTTCCATTTTGCTTGATTGGTTGCATAAGTGTAAACCTCATATAGATATGATTTGGTCGTTCTCGATCTTGGTTTCGGTGCAACTGTTTGTTTTTTGGGTTTGATTTCTATAATGTATTTTTTAATTTCTCCAGATTGCTCTTTAACTTTAATAATGAAATCTGGAAAATAACTTCTTACTTTTTGCTTTACTGGATCATAATATTTAATTTTAATTTCCTCCGATCCCCAAGCAATAATATTTTCATTCAAATCACACCAACGACAAAATTTTCTTTCCCAACTGCTGCGACAAATAATATTATTTGAATCACCTATGTATTTCTGTGGAAATGATGGTTTGTAAAGACTTTTGATGCTTTCTGCCATACATAATATATCAGTACACATATTTATAGATGGCCGCAGGAACTCCCACACACCATTCTATTAGTGAACTTAAAAGTAGAATATTGAATATTGCACAAACTTCAATATATCACGTTAAGTTTGCACTTCCACAATCAGCTTCCAATTTTCTAGGCAATTCTGCTAGAGGAATAACGGATAGAAATGTATCTGATATTGAACTGTTGTGCTGTGAAGCATCTTTACCTGGATCTGGTTTAGCCACTCATGATGTTACAAACGATTATCATGGGGTATCTGAAAAAATGGCTTATCGTAGACTGTATGATGAAAGTATTGATATGACATTTTATGTGGATAGAAGTTACAACGTTGTAGAATTTTTTGATGGATGGATAAACTATATTACTGGTGAGGGAACAACTTTTTCTAGAGAGGAATATAAAGATCCATACGTTCACTACAGGATGAATTATCCAGACACTTATAGGAGTACACTATACATTGTTAAGTTTGAAAAAGATAAAAATATTGGAAATTCTATGACATATACTCTTGTAAATGCTTTTCCAACTAATATTATATCAATGCCTATTTCATATGAACAAAGTCAACTCTTAAAGTGTACCGTTTCTTTTTCATTTACCAGATATGTGAGAGAAAGAAAGTTTATATCTATACCACAATCAGTTCCAGATCCAAGATCTCCTGGAGTTGTTGGACAAAATAGTAGTTATTTCGGGCCAGCTTTTGGGAGTGACTTTGATATTGCACAAAACTTCCCTGGAATATTTTCTTCTGGGGTTGGAGAGGGTGAAGAACTATTTGATGCAAGAACTAGAAGATTAACAAATTATACGGGACAACCTCTCTTTTGATTAATAAATAATCACACCGAAACTTCTATAAGTCATTATGCCTTTACCAACAATTGCAACACCAACTTATGAACTTGAGTTGCCATCTACAGGAAAATTCATTAAGTACAGACCTTTCTTAGTTAAAGAAGAAAAGCTCCTTGTTCTTGCACTTGAGACAGAGGATACAAAAGAGATCTCAAATGCGATCAAAGCTGTACTGAAAAACTGTATTCAGACAAAAGGTATTAAGGTAGAGTCACTTCCTACCTTCGATATTGAATATTTGTTTCTCAATATTCGTGGCAAATCTGTTGGTGAAGAAATTGAAGTTAATCTGATTGCACCTGATGATGGGGAAACATCTGTACCCGTTATTATTAATATTGATGAAATCAAAGTTCAAAAGACAGGAGATCATACAAATAAAATTAAACTTGATGATAATCTGATGATGGAAATGAAGTATCCATCACTTGATCAGTTTATTAAAAGTAATTTTGATATCTCGGAAAGTACAATGGATCAATCTTTTGATTTGATTTCTTCTTGTGTCGATAAGATTTATAATGAGGAGGAAGTATGGGTTGCTTCTGATGTAACTAAAAAAGAACTTGTTGAGTTTTTGGAACAGATGAACTCAATTCAGTTTAAACAAATTGAAAAGTTTTTTGAGACAATGCCTAAGTTGTCTCATAAGATTACACTTACAAATCCCAAAACAAATATAGAAAGCCTTGTTGTTTTAGAAGGGTTATCAAGTTTTTTCGCATAGGAATGGTTCATATGGACCTTGAGAACTACTATAAGATTAACTTTGCCCTGTTACAGTATCATAAATATTCACTAACAGAGGTTGAAAACTTGATCCCTTGGGAAAGAGATATTTACATTGGTTTATTGCAACAACATCTGGAAGATGAAAAACTAAAACAGCGTCAGAATGGTTCTTAATCCACCATCAGGAATAGTAAAATGGTATAGACATAATCTTGTTGGGCCTCGAACTTTTGCCACTCTCAAGGGGCAATTGACTGGAGTGAAACAGCCTGGTGGGTTTAGCGCAACTTCGTATGTTAAGTTGTCTGATAAAGAAGCAGATGAGATAATAGAAAATATAAAAAAAGACCCTGAGGGATTTCCTGATTTTGATGAGGAGAATGCTCCAGATAAACGTGAAGAATATCAAAGGTGGTTGGTTGCTAGATATCTAACTAAGGTTAGAGAAGAAGGATTTGAAGAGAGAAAAAAAGAAGGTATAAAAGAACTTGAGGATGAACTTGGACCAGAAGGTTTAGATGAACTTTTAGGTCTTATTAGAGAAGAGGCAAAGGTTGCTGTTGCTGCTGGTTCCGGAAGTGGTGGAGGTGGTTCAACATCAACAGAATCTCCACCACCAACTCCACCATCATCCTCTGCACTTGCTGTTGTACCAAAGAAACCAGAGGATCTTGTAGAAGAAGATATAGATTCTCAAATTCTTTCTATCTTAGAATTGGAAGATGTTTTTGATTTGACTTATGAGGAGTATGCAACTCTATTGAAAGAAGCAGCTGTTAAAGGTAGAATGTCTGAAACTCAGATGTCTACTGAAAGTATTGAGTTAGTCACTGAAGAGTTTAAGAGAGTAAAAAATAAAACTGGCAAATTTAAGATTAATCGCAAGAAAGTTGATATTAACAAAGTATTAGATAAAAGAAAATCATCTCCACAAAAGGTACAATTAGACCCTTCTAAATTACTTCCTCCATCACAAATAATAGAGGAAAAAACCGCTGAAGATGTATCAGATTTTAAAGAAGCTATCGTTGATGAGTTGGATATTATTGGTAATAAATTGGATGAACTTTTAAATCAAATAAGGGAAGAAGATAAACAAGAAACTAAACAAAAAGAATCTAAAAGGAAGAAAGAAGAAAAAGAA